CGGCACACTACCTATAAATATCTTAATGCGCTTGTAATTAGTCTATTACACGAAAAGCGTAACAGCAAAGTAACACAACTAAGAATAATACTCTTATATATTAGTATTATTTAAGTAGTAGTTATATCTAGTAAAGTAAATTTATTTTAATTTTTTTTGTTAATTATTGTTAATTATTAAAAAATAGTATATATATTTGCCCTGTGTTTGCAATTAAGCAACACGCTAAAAACAACAAAACAATGGACACAAAAGAGATTAAAGAATTTAGAAACATTTGGAGTAATCCAAAAAGGTTCGACACTAAAAACAAAACAATGGAAACTAAAGA